CTCGAAAATCTGCTTCGGCTATCCGGATCACAACGTGGTTCCCTACATTTTCAACCCAGATTTCGAACTGGCGATAGTGACGAGCACCAACCCGGGCGCCGGCACATTTACCTGCACGAACGCAAAATCTCACAGTGGTACGGTCAATCTCGGGATCGCGACGGACGAAGGCCCCGGCGGCGGCTTCCCACGTTTCTTTTCCATGGATGGCGGTTTTACAGCTACGGACAATGGCTCCAACATGACGATCGGGGTCACAGTCGACCATAACACGGTGACCACTTCGCGCATGAGCATGAACGGCTCCATCTGCGTCATAGGCGGAGACAATAGCTACCGCAGTTTCTACGGCAACTTCAGCCATGAGAATTTCCTCTTCAACAACAACCTCGTGTGCTGTTTGCAGTACGGCATGAACCAACTGCAAGACCGGAACACGAACGTTCCCCTCGCGGGCGGCACAGGCGCCCCCAAGGTTTTCCAGGAGCTATCCGCCGACGGCACGTGCTCCATCCGCAACAACCTGTTTTATTTGACCGCCCAAGCAATCGGCGCCGGCGCGACGGGAACCGATCCCGGGCCCGTCGTTAAGGGCTGGCTCACGGCGCCCACCAGTCTTTCCGGCGGCATGGTTTCCCCCGCCGGCTACAGCGGTCCTCTCTACCTCGGTTCCGGCTCCGCAGACACCAACCTCTATCAACTCAGCTACACCGGCGTCTTTTTCTCCAACTGGAACGGCGGCGCCGGCGGCGACTATTCCCTCGGCAACGGCTCGCCCGCCAAGCGTGCGGCTCTGGACGGAACGGACATCGGCTGCAGAAACTTCGCCTGGTACACGGACGGCAACGGCCCCAACCAGGGCCATGTGTCGACGCCTTCCACCACGACCGCCACTTCCGCCAACATCACCAGCCCCGCCAACGAAGTCTCCACCGTCACCGTCACCGGCTCCGGCGGCACGCCCTCCGGACAGGTGATAGCGACTCTCGACGGCGGTAGCCAGATGACGCAGACCCTCGCCGGCGGCATGACGAGCTTCACCTGGCCAAGTCCCTCGGTCGGCACACACACGATCGCCGCCAACTACCAAGGCGACAGTGTCTTTGCCACCAGCTCGGGAACCGCGACCTTCACCGTCGCCTCGCCCACCGGCACGCGCTCCAGCCGTATCTTCGTGGCCATGCAGCGGAGTATCGTCTCGCCCACCAACGAAATCTGTACCGTCACGGTCGCCGACAACTCCGGCCAGGGCGGCACGCCCACCGGAAACGTGATCGCAACCCTGGACAACGGCGCCCCCGTGACGCAAACACTCGTAGGCGGGCAGACGACCTTTACCTTCGCCCGCCCCCTGGTCGGCCCGCATACGATCGCTCTGAACTACCAGGGCGACGGCACGTGGGCCGCGAGCCAAACCCTGCAGTCCTTCACCGTGACCTCGCCGCCACTCACGCCCAGCCAGGTAACGCTTGCTACATCCTCCATCACCTCCCCGGCCAACGAGCCCGTGGTTGTCACGGTCTCGGCCGGGCAGGGATACACCGGCACGCCCACGGGCCAAGTCGTGGCGACCCTGGATAACGGCAGCCAGGCAACGCAAACCTTGGTAGGCGGGCAGACGACCTTTGCCTACCCGTCGCCGGCTGTCGGCACGCATCAAGTCGCCGTCAGCTACAAGGGCGATGCCACCTTTGACGTGTCGACCGGCCAGGGGAGCTTCCGCGTCCAGGCTTCGGGCGGGCCCGGGCAGCCAGCGCAGGATTCGGGCGTCTCGGGATTCCGAAACGCCGCCGCGGTCGTTCCCTCCGACAATACGGATTTGCCCACGCCCGCTCTGGCCCTCTACATCGGCGCAACGGGCGCCGTTGTCCTGAATATGCTCAACGGCCAAACCGTGACCCTCTCGGCCCTTCAAGCCGGCACCTTCGTGTATCTCAATATCACGCGCGTCAAGTCGACCGGCACCACGGCCGGCAGCTTGGTCGCCCTCTGGTGAGGTTCCTATGGCTTTAGGACGCTTAAAAGTATTCGACTCGGTAAAGGAATCCTCGACCACGACCGGCACCGTCGCCATGGTCTTGGGCGGCGCGGAGCCAGGAGGGTATCAGACTTTCTCCTCCCAGTATTCCGACCAGGATGGCTTCGTTTACCGCATCCAGAACCCTACGGCCAATGAGTGGGAAACCGGGCTCGGTTTCTACAACGTCGCGGGCAATACCGTCAGCCGCTCTATTGTTACCGGCAGCTCCAACGGCGGCGCCCTCGTGAGCTTCTCGGCCGGCACCAAGGACATTTTCCCGACCGTTAATGCGGGAGTGCTTCAGTTCCCCACCTTCAACGTCAAATCTTTCGGCGCCAAGGGCGATGGCTCGACCGACGATACGGCGGCAATCCAGGCCGCGATCAACAACGCCCAGCTCGTCAGCGGCCAGGCTATCAACGGCGTCGTCCTCTTTCCGCCGGGGACCTACGTGATTTCGTCAACCCTGGTTGCCGGCGACAACAGTCTCGTGAAGGGCGTCTATTTCCAGGGCGCCGGTCAAGGCGCCTCCGTCATCAACTGGCCCGCCAATACCGGCGGCACCATGCTGCAAATTAACCGCATGCGTGCGTATTCGATCAGCGACCTTACCTTCAATTACGGCGGCGCCACGCCCCCCGCCGGCACCGGGATCTGGATTCAGGCCGGCGCCGGCACCGGCCTCCAAAGCAAAAATGGCTACTTCCGCAACATCAATTTCCAGAATTTGAGTATCGGTCTGCGGATCGGCGACAACAGCCCCGGCAATTCCGGCGCCTCCGATGGCCTCTACGAAAATCTGCTCTGCCAGGCCTGCGCTACCGGCGTCCAGGTGGAAAACGCAGCGACCTTAAATCACCACTTCGTAAACTTGGCCCTCACGAACTGCAATACCGGTCTCAGCGCCCTAGCCGGCGTGACAGGGGTCGCGGTCCATGGAGGCCGCTCCATCGGCAATGCAGTTGCGGACTTTAATTTCGCCAACTATGGCGGCAACGTCGTCGATTCCTTTTATTGCGGCTCGCCCAACCGCTTTGTGATCGCGACCGGTTCGGGCAGCCAAGCGGGCGTCACGGTCTCCAACTGCCACACGGAGCCGAGTTCGCAGGGCGACCTTGCCCTAATCCAGATTGCCAACGAAACCACGCTCGTCGTCTACGCCAGCCGCATTAAGGGCGGAATCCAGGCGGGCAACACCGCCGGACTCAATTGCAGCGTCACCCTGATCGGTAGCTACCTGACAGGCGCCGCGCCGATCGGCGCCTATACGGGCGGCGGGGCCACGTTAACCGGCGTCGTCTACAGCATCATCGGCTGCACCAATATCACCACAAGCGGCACCGTGACGGGCGTGCTCAACGACGAGCGCGGCATATTCCTGACTGGAACCAAATATATCGTGGAAGCGATGAATTCCACGGGCGCCGCCGGCGGCATGGGCTGGTTCGGCGCCACGCCCGTGGCGCGCCAGACAGTGAGCGGAGCCAAGGGCGGCAACGCCGCCTTAACGAGCCTCATGACGGCCCTGGCCGCTCTAGGCCTGGTAACGGACAGTACGACATGATCGGCCAACCCATCAGCTCGGCTCCGATCTCGGCGCAAGCGCCCGTCGCTGGCGCCGCGCCTGTCGCTCTGCCTTTCGCGCCGCGCGGCTTCGTGCCTCTCAAGAGCGCGCTCTCCGGCTTGACACCCTCGGACAGCACCGACCTCGTCCAGCAAGCCGTCTCACTCTACGTAGGCGGCACGGGCGACCTGGCCGTCGTCATGGCGGGCGGGCAGACGGTGACTTTTAAGGCTGTGCCCGCCGGAACATTTGTGAACATCCTCGTCAACCGCGTCCTGGCCGCCGGGACTACCGCAACCTTGGTCGACGCCTTTTGGTAACCCTCTATGGCCTACGTCCGTCCTACCTTGGTGCAGGGAACCGGGGCGGCCATTGGTACCGCGAACGCTGCCCTTGCAGACGTTGCCGGCTCCGTCTCCTGGTCCACCATTGCCGATGGTAGTACGCTCCATTATGTGATTCAGGATTTGCCGCCCGACAATAAGCGCGAAGAGGGATACGGCACCAAGACGACCATCAGCGGCAATCCCGTGCTCCAGCGCACGGCGGGCAATGTACTGGGCGGCTCCTCAGGCGTCGGCACCTTGGTTAACTTCACAGCGGGCATTCAAAGCATCTACATCGCGCCCATTGGCGAAGTGGAAGTCGATCCTAACGTCACGGCTGATCCCACGGTGCTTGTTACGGGCCAGCGGTGGTATCGCATGGACCTCGGCCAGTTTCGTGGTTACGTCGGCTCGGTGGTGAATCTGCTGTCGTCTGCTGACACAAACGTGGCGTTTACGGACGCGCCGAACACGTTCACGGTTGGGCAAACTCTCACAAACAATACACCTTTGCAATGGAAGGACAGTTCTGGCGCAATCAGGCCGGTAATTAAAGCGGACGCGATTAACGCTTTAGTGATTTATGCAGTAGACACGGTTGCTAACAACGCCACTATAGTTTTTCGCGACATAAATAGCGCAACACTGTTTCAGGTCGCTGGGGCGTCTGGGTTTTATCAGAAAACCCTTGGCGATGGTTCAGACCCGGTTTTCACCTATACACTCCAACTAGCTGGCACAAATCCAGGCCAAGCGGGCTATGGATCTATTTTCGCCTTCCATCTCGACAGCAGTACGAACACTGAGCGCACAGCAGCTTTGATCACAGGAGAATGGGCGACTGCAACAGACGCATCGAGAAAAGGTCGATTGCGGTTCGCTGCTGCAGACGCAGCGAATAGTTATCCGGCACGTGAAGGATTGAAGATCGAGACGGATGGATCGCAAGCTCTCGTTGGAGCCTTTGGCGTTTCTGCGGTTGCACAGCAAAGTATCGGCGCCGCTGCCACGGATGCCGCATCTACGCAGACGCTCGCGAACAATATCCGAACGGCTTTGATAAATCTCGGATGGTGCAAAACATAAGGAGAGCCTTCATGGCTCAAAATCTCGCGGCAGTAAAATCGAACTGTGCCTCGCAAGCATCGGTGCTTGCGGCGGCGCTAATCAAACTCTGCAACCAGGCGACCGAATTCGACGCCGAGTATTTTGCCAACGGCTTCAACTCTGTGGGTAGCAATCCTATTGCGCAAGCCGACTTGGATGGCGGCTCGAACACGTTCTTGACGCCGACGATCGTCGGCAACGTGGTGACGCAGCTCCAGTTATTGAACAGCACGTTCCCGGCGGCGAACTTGAACCAATTGCGTCAAGCGGTTTCTACCCCGGTGATCTAATGTGGGGCGCCGCACCCTGGGGAGCTTTGCCATGGGGCGGCTTGCCCACAGCTCCCGGCCAGATTGTTTTCTCCGCAGTGATCGGCTGGGCCTCGCCCGACCCCGGCGACCGCTGGCTAGCGCCCGAGCCGGGCAATACCTGGTCCTCGGCGGATCCGGGCAACCGCTTTCTCGGTTTGGAGCCTGGCAACCGCTTCTCTGCCGCCGATCCCGGTAATACTTGGAAGGGGTAACTGTGGCAACGCCCGCGACCTTGGAGAAAGTGGCAACCGGCTCCCGGCTCTACTACTTCGATTATTCGCAGTGGGCCGAGCTCCTGGCCGGCGGCACGCTTTCAACGGCGACGGTTACTTGCGACGCCCCCGAGCCGGTCATCAGCGCGATTGCTCTCAACCCCAAGAACAACGCGCAGATTCAGTGCCGGATTGCGGGCGGAAACAAAGGCAAGGTCTATACCCTGACCTGTAACGCCGTGACGGCCGCGGGCGACACATTGACGCAAAAAGGTTCTTTATCGGTGACTTAAAAATGGAAGTGAAACTGGAAGTCTCCGGCCGCATCGAGGCGCTCGGCCTAAAAGAAGGCGATCTTGTCATTTGCAAGATCGATAGCGACCTCACCGGGTACCAGCGCCATAACGTTAAAGAACAGCTTGAGCGACACTTTTTCCCCAACCACAAAGTGCTCGTTCTTGGGTCGGGGGAATCCATAATCCCTATTCGTCCGACATTCGCATCCGTCCCGATTGAGCCCGACCACATTAGCCATCCCCACCAGTGAGCCCCCTTGTCCCGAGGTCTAATCCGTCTAGTTGACGCAGCCCAAGAGCCGGTCGACGTCGCCGAGGCCATGACCTTCCTCCGCCAAGACGACCCGACCGACGAGCCCCTCGTGCGCGCGCTCTTGAAGACCGCGCGGCTCTGGATCGAAAACACCTACGACCTCACCATGGTCGAAACGACCTGGGAAGGCACCGCCGACCGCTTCCCGCGCTACAGCTCGAGCGCCGTGTGGCAATACAACTCCGACGCTATCTGGCAGCAGCGCTTGCCCGTGACGCAGCTATCCGGCCAGTGGTATCCCGACCGCGCCGCGATCCGGGTGACGCGCCCGCCCCTTGTGAGCGTCGTCTCGATCACCTATTTCGACACGACGGGCACGCTCATAACGGTTCCGACGTCCGTCTACAACGTGGACACTTCGACCCCGCGCGGCCGCATCGCGCCCGCCTTCGGGCAAATCTGGCCCATTGTCCAGCAGCAGCTTGCCAGTGTCATCGTGACCTACGTCGCCGGCTATGGCCCGCTGGGAACCGATGTTCCCGAAACGCTGCGGACGGCGGTCAAGATGCTCACGCTCCATCTTTACGAGCATCGCGGCGACGAGGATGTGAAGATTCCGGAGACGGTACACAATCTTATTCGAGCGGAGTTCGACGCGGAGTATAACTGATGCCCAAGCCCGAACATGCCGCCAGCTCGATCGGCAACATGTGGAAGCGCCTGCAAATCCAGGCGCCCCCCGGCTGGACTCCGCCCATTGCCAATCCGCAAACGATCACGAATGATTTCAATGAACAGGTTTTGCCCCTGGGGCAATCGGGCGACGGCTGGACGACCTTCGCCGTCGTCTGGGGCGAGGTCCGCTCGCTCACGGGCCGCGAGCTGTTCCTGGCTCTCCAGATTCGCCCGGACATAACCTCGAAGGTCGTCATCCGTTACTGGAAAGGCATCCCGAAACTCTCCCCTCAAATGCGATTTTTGCTGGCGACCGAGGGTCGCCGGCTCAATATTGAATACCTCCTTCCAGGCCAGAAAAAGAGATTCCAGGAGTGCCTGTGCAAGGAGGAAGTGTTCTGAGGTCCACACCGGACGACTGGCTTTTCGATTCGCTCGGCTCTTTCCGGCTGGCGTGCCTTGGCCACCGCGTTGTTAGCGGAACTTGTGACGGATGCCACCAGACAGCTTCGTTGCATCCTTACAGAAGCGAGGGTCTCTATTGTTCTGATGAGTGCGTCCTTAGGGCAAGAAGGCGCCGCCGCGAAACCCGTCTCCTCCTGGGTCGAGCGCGGAAGCGCTTAGCAAATCTATGGACGGAATTAAAGGAACTGCATTGCTAACGTGGACTACCGCATCACCTTCCGCCCGCTCCCTGGCTCCCCTCCCATCCCCATCCGGCTCCGCCGCTTGCTGAAGCATGCTCTCCGCGCCTGCGGCTTCCGCGCTAAGCTTGTCGAGGAGGTAGCAAGTGGCATTTGCCGTCCAAGTCAAAATCGAAGGCCTACGAGACTCCTTGAGGCGTTTGACCGCGCTGGACGCCAAAGTGCGTAAGAAAACCCTTCGCGAGGCGCTGAAAGCCGGGGCGGTCGAGCTCAGGAAAGAAGCTCGCGCCCTGGCTCCCGTCTCGACCGACCCGCGGCTGGTGCCTGGCCTCTTGAAAGCCTCGATGGGCGAAAAGATCAAGGTTTACCGCTCGGGCGTCGTGGTTGCGATCATGGGACCGCGCAGCGGTTTCAAGCGAAACAAAAAGACCGGCCAGCGGGAACGTACCGCCATCGGCCGCCGCGCCGAGCGAGTCGCGGCCAAGAAGAATCTCGGGAAACAGGCGCTGTCCCAAAATCCGACTCAATATGCCCACTTGGCGGGCCCGGGCCGAAAGCAGACCTTCATGACCGACGCCTTGGCCAACGCCCAGGCCAGAGCTGGCCAGGCAATCAAAGACGTAATCGAGGAAGCGGTGCGATGACCGGACGCGTGATTACTCCTGAAGAACGTCGGCTTGAAGAACGCCAAGACGCCTTTTTGCGAGATCTCACTGAGCTTACCAAGAAGCACAGCATCTCGATCGAGTCGTGCGGATGTTGCGGAGCGATATGGCTTCGGGAAGCCGAGCCGGAAATCTCCCAATACAGCTTCAAGAGAGGCGCGAAAGGCTGGCTGCATTCGATAGCGTGGGGGCCAGGGTGATCGAAAAAGGCATCGTCTCCCTACTCCTGGGCAACACTCCCCTCGGCGCCGCCGACCGCCTTGCCGCCCAAAGCGCCCTCATGACCGCGCTCGGAGGCCCGCGCATCTTTCCCCAGGCCGCCCCCGAAGGCACAGGCTATCCCTACGGCATCGTCCGCCGCACGGGTGGCGACCATCCGCACCATATGCTGGGCCGCGCGGGCCTCGGTCAGATCCGCATCGGGATAGACTTCTATGTGGTCTCGTCCTACCAGGACGCGCGCTACTTGGTCCAGCAAGCCTTCACTCTGCTCGACGGCTACCGTGGCCAGGCGGGCGCTCCGGCATCCCCACCGGCAGGTTACTTCATCCAAGGAATGTTTGCGGCGGATAGTCCAGACGAATATATCCCGCCCGCCCATTCCGAAAATCCAGGCGTCCAGGCCTGCGGACAAGAGTTCACCGTCTGGGCCAACGAAAATTAAGGGGGCCGGAACATGCCAGCAGTCAGTAGCGCGGGCGCCATTATCGGTTACGGGTCAGACTTTCAGCGGTCCACGGACGGCACGACCTACAACACGGTCGGCAAGGTGCTGGAGATAACCGCCCCCAAGAGCAAGGTCAAAGATATCCAGATGACCAATTTGCTCTCGCCGCTAGGCTGGCACGAATTCCGCGCCGGCCTGCGCGACCCGGGCGAGTGCTCGTTCAAGATCCTCTTTTTCAAATCCGACTTCAACACGATTTTCACGACTGACTTTAGCCAGGTCGGGATCGGCGCCAGCTCGCTCACGTCCGCCACGCGCTACTGGAAAACCCTCTTCAGCGACCAGACCAATACTACGCCCTCGCAGTTTATCTGCCAGGGCTACATCAACACGTTCGGGACGCCCATGCCGCTGGACGACCTCGTCATGGCCGACTGCACGATCCACGCCACCGGTCCCGTCACCTTCACCCAAGCCAACTAGGAGCCAGCAATGGCTAATCCGACGCTTACCCCGGTGGTCACGAATCGCGCCACTGGTATCAACCTCGCCACCGCGCCTCAGGCCGCCAATGTGGCGGGAGACTCTTGGCTCAATACCGGCCGGGAAATGCTTTACATCAAGAACGGCTCGGGCGGCTCGATCAACTTGACCGAGGTCCTGCCCGCTACCGCCGTAATCGATGGGATCGCGCCCACGCCGCGCGTTATCGCCGTGGGGGCCGCGGGGGTATTTATTTTAGGTCCGTTTCCGCCGGGCACTTACAACGACGTGAACGGGTTCATGAATGTGACTTATTCGGCCATCACCTCGGTGACCGTGCTTGTTTTCTATCTGGGGAACTGATGCCAGCGCTTGATCGAGCAACCATCCTCAAAGCTCC